CCCATGTCGGGGCCGAGGGCGGGCCACCAGTTCGCCCGGATGCTTGCGGCAATTCCGGCGTCCTGCGCCTCGACAAACCGCGCCATGTACTCGCGGCACGCCAGTAGGCCCGCCCGGAAATACACTTGGTGCGCCGGGTTTGCCAGCGCCATCTGTAATTCGTCGTGCGTTTGTTGCAGCATCACTTCGTGCGGAGTGCCCCCCAACCCGTCGGTCGACACGGACTCCGCGCCATTAGCCTTCGTTTTTGCTTCTTCGTTGCTCATGCTTCATCTCCCTGTTTATCGGTGGAGGCGCGGAGCCGGTCACCTAGAGCGTTATGCCCCAAACATCGCCAGTTGCGCGGTAGCCTGTTCAAAGCGTTTCTTTGCTGCGTTGTAATAGTCCGTATCAAGCTCACAGCCAACAAAGTCAACACCAAAATAGTGCGCTGCTATCGCGCTGCTGCCGCTGCCGAGGTGCGTGTCGAGGATGCGCTGGCCGGGCTTGGCGTAGTTCGTTAAAAGCCATGCGTAGAGCTTTACGGGCTTCTGGGTGGGGTGTATCCGCGCCTCTTTATTTTTCATGTCACCCTGCAGCATCCCGCTCCATTGAAACCGAAAATTCCTTACCGCAGTTTTGAAACTCGTCCATGCAAGTTCGCTGTCCGCAAAGTCAGAGTTACCCGTAACTTTGTCCCAAACAACCCAGCATGAGCTTGGCTTTGCTATGCGGTCAATAAAGTGATTCGCGCCCCATACAATCTGATTCTTGCTCACGCGCTGCAGTTCGGTGAAATACTCAATTGGGGGCGGCTCTCTATCACCACCTGCAAAAGCCTTGTAATTTTGAGACACCGCAAGTTTCCCACGGCTTGCGTTTCTGTCGCCGTTTTCACCTATCCCGTAAGGAGGATCAACAATCGCCAAATCAAACGCCTTGTCCGGCAATGTAGCCATGTATTCCATGCAGTCAATGTTCAAAAGTTCTATACTCATATTCACCTCAAAACCGGCATAACCCCGCATTCAAGAGGGACTTCGCCAGAAGCGGCTCAGCCCCTTACCTTTACGTTGTGCATCACGATCCGACCACCGAGCCGTCCGGTTCCCAAGTGAATTCAGCAACCGGGAAGTGCGTGCTGCAACCGCAGCAGAAGGTGCCGCCGTAAAACTTCGGGTCGCGGGCGTAGGTTTCTGCCAGCGCCAGCCCCATCGTCGTCACCGTGCCGCATTTGGTGTGCTTGTAGCTCTGGCGCACCGGGCGCACGAAACCACGATCACGCTCACCTGGACACAGAACAACGTACCCCTTCTGCTGTCCGGTTTGCGGGTCAATCTCCCGATGGTCAGGCGTCACCGGTCTGCCGTCCGTCAGACAGGTTTCAGGCTCTCTTTTCATTTGCGCACTCCTTGTTCGCGGCTTCAATGATTGGCTTCAGGTCTGCTACCCATTCGTACTGCACTTGCAGCAGCAGGGTGTCGGCCGTTATTCCCGGCCCTTCCGTGTACGTGCGGCCCGCTGCATCAAGGTGCCGCCTGAAGACTGGCAGCTTCCAGTCGTCTATCACTACTGCTGCTTTTTTCATGGTTTCGCGTCCTCTCGCTGTGCTGCACAACCCGTCGCTCCAGCGGGACGGGCGAAAAGCCGCCCGCCCCTGAGCTTCATTCGTTGGGCGTCAGCCTAGTGAATCTGTATTCTGCAATGCCTTTTCTGTATCGTACATACACCCTGCCGTCCGCTGTGGCCTTGCGCAGCGCGGTTGCTACTGCGCGAGAATCAGTACCGAGCTTTTCCGCAATCCATTTCGCTGGCATCAGCACTTTGACTTTTTTCAGTTCGAGTACTGCATCTTCACAAGTTATTTTTGCATTCATGTTTCGCTCCGTTGAAATAATCCGCCCAACCCGGCGGTAAAGAGGGACTGCCGCAGAAGCGCGTCAGCCCCTTACCTCTACGTTAAACATTCTTGCTCTCTGCCCTGGCATTAGCACCTAAACTCTGCCATACGCTAATCTTCAAGATAAACATCATTCTCATTGCACCAAACCTCAACCGCAGTCATATAGTCATTAAACTCTGGCTTTGTCAGGCCAGCGGTAGATTTGGCCTGAGTTAGAACCTTACCGTTTGGCAATTTAATATCATCAGCGCCTAAAAACTTAAACTTAAAGTAAATGTGCCATGACTCCGAGCTAAACTTATTCCCTTGCACTGGTTTTTCAGCAAGTAATCCGAGCAGCTTCCAATATCTTCTATTTTGCTCTGAGCTTCTCGGTTCTTCTCGGCCACATGATTTACATTTCATGGCTGTAAGTTTACTTTAAACAGGATTATTTAGCAAGCTATTTTAATACTCACCCATTCCTCTTTCTGTTTGTTTCTTAGGCTGCTCTCTCCAATCACCTACAAAGTCTTTAAATCTAGAATACTCACCTTGAAATGTTAATCTAACAGCGCCTGTTTCACCCATACGCTGCTTGGAAATAATAGCCTCAGCAGTTCCTTTGTTTGGAGAATCTTTGTTGTAATATTCATCCCGATACATCATCACAATTAAATCGGCATCCTGCTCAATAGCGCCAGAGTCCCGCAAATCACTCATCATTGGGCGCTTGTCTGCTCTTTCTTCAACTTTTCTTGAGAGTTGAGAAAGGCAAATTACAGGACAATCCAAGTCTTTAGCCATCATCTTTAACTTCCGTGTGATTGTGGAAAGTTCGTTATTACGGGTATCTCCGCCTTCTGTCATTAGTTGCAAGTAGTCAATAACCACAAGACTTAATCCATGCTGGCGTTTTATCTTCTTGGCTCGCAAGTGCATTTGAGAAGCTGTCATCATTGGGTTAGGGTCGATGAAAAATGGGGCATCGAAGAATTTATTGGTCACATTAGTTAACTTCGCCCAGTCATCATCCTGAATCTTTGCGCTCCGCATTGTGTTTAAGCTGATTTTCCCTACGCTTGCCATTGCCCTGGTTGCCAATTGCTCATCTGACATTTCAAGGCTAAACATTAAAACGGGCAGATTTTGCACAACTGATACATTTTCAGCGATATTTGTAGCAAATGCTGTTTTACCCATAGAAGGCCGACCAGCTATGATAATTAAATCGCCTTTCTGTAATCCTCCTGTTTTCGCATCGAACCCGTTTAGAAGCGTTTTAAGCCCGTGAATATCTCCCCCATTAGAGAATCTACTATCCAGAGTATTTAGCGCCTTCTGTGATGCTTCGCGCAGGCTTGTGATGGTGTCTTTCTTATCGTCTGCAAGCGCAGTTAACACATCAATTGCATTTTTGACCTTTTCGCTAAAATTACCGCTTGATTCTTGCAGGTCTGCAATTACGGATTGAAAGTCTCTCTCCTTACGGTTTTTTCTAACTATGTCAGCATATAGGATTACGTTCTTAGTCGAGTTTACTGATGTTGCTAAACTTCCAAGATAAGGCAATCCTCCAATTAGAGCTAATTTCCCCGTGCTTTCGATTGACTCAGCGATTGTTAGAACGTCAATTGAGCCAGCGGTATCAGCCATGCGCTTAATATGTCTGAATATCAACTGATGCTCAGGATTGCAAAAATCCTTTTCTTCAATGCTTTCCTGAATTCTATCCCAGACGTTTACATCTATCAGCAAAGCACCAAGGACGCTTTGTTCTGCCTCAAGGTTTACGGTTGTCATATTTACCCTCTATAACTTTCACAAAGTTTGAGCTATTCACCAGCCATTCAAAATCAGCTTGCCATCCGTTTTGAGTTTTACCCATTAAAAAATCACTTGTCCTAACATAATTGAAAAACCGCCTCCAAAATTCTAAATCTTGCCGCCTTTCATCTTCCCTCCATCTGGCCTTTAAGAAAGATTTACGCTTTTCAGTTAGAACTTTAACTTGCGGCATCTCTGGAAGTATTTCGTGATAAGCAGAAATAATTTGCTCATGAGGGCAATCTTTCGTTGCGTCAGCAACAAGAGCTTTTATATTGGTTGTTGTTTCTTGGTTAGTGGTTAGTGGTTCATGGTTAGTGTTTGCTATTAGCCCCTGACTAGGGGGGGTAATAGGGGGGCTATTGTCACCCTTCCCCCACCTTATAGCGGCCCCTTTCTTTCCAGAGTTAATAAACCCTTGATAAACAGAAATTTCTTTATCTGCGCGCTTATTTATCCACCCATCTTCTGTGTGTGTGAAAAACTCTTGCAAGACCTGCTCAACTTCCTTTGTGTTGTCTGGAAGTATAATTAATCTGGCTGCTTGTGAAGGGTTTAATGATATTGGTTTCTCATGCAGATAATACCAATCTAGTAACCGCCTATATGCCAAATCTTCCATAGGGGTTAAATGACTGGTATGCGACTTGTAATCGCCTATGTTAAATTGAAAATAGTGCATATCAGCCAATAGCCTTTTTGACTGATTTGCACCATGCAATGATTGCTAGACGTTTGTTTTTTGCTTTTGGAATTCGCTTACTGATAGCGTAAGCTTGGGTAAAACGAGGATTTAATACGGACATAAAAAACTCCTTTAAGTGAGAGCTGGGCTGTCCGGCCTACAATATAAAAATGGCGCTATTCTTATATTGCACACAAAGCAGCCCTCACTTAAAGGAGCTGCGCCAAATAAACCATCTAGCGGACACTAGACAAATAAAACTATACCAAACTTTTAAATTCAATGCAATAAAAAAAGCCCAGATTAAGGGGCTGTAAATTGTTGTTGATTGACTGGAGCTGATCTCCAGCTTTCTAGGTTATCGTCAGGAGTGCTTGCCTAGCTCTGTCTCTAGCCTGCCACATGTCGCGGGTCAGCATCCCGCATTCAATCAACAAGGAACTACCCTGACATACTTGCAAGTCGATTACCACCGGAAAACCAGTGGATGCCAAGGTAGCTTCTTCTTGATGCTAAGTATAAAAAGAATAAAAAGAATAAAGCCGATTCAGACTACGCTTGCGCTACGCACTTACGCATCGGCCTGCTGTATTAACTATCGGAGAT